AATTTTTTACAAAAATGATCAAAAAACGCCTATATTTTAGGATCTAAGCATTTTCAAAGTATCAATAGTATCAATAGTATCAATAGTATCAATAGTATCACTCAAAAGCTAAAAAAAGGTGTTTTCCGCGCCCATATAGGTGATATTTTGATACTTTGGGGTAGATAGTATCATAGTATCATCTTACACACCCCTAGGGCAAAGTATCAATAGTATCACTCAACCGCGTCATAATCGCTTAAATTGTCTTTTTTAACTAAATATTTACCATGTCCTAATTTTTCGATCACATTCCACTCATTTAGCCTTTTTAGCCATCTTTTTGCCGTAACAATCGATACATTATTGAAATTATCGCTTTCCGCTACAAACATAGTAAATTCTTGCGTATAAAACTCAGTTCCATCCGATAATCTTATATCTATAAACGATTTAAGTGCCTGGATTTCCATCTTTTCAGCCATATTCGTAAAGTACGCTATCTCGCTCTTAATAATCCCTCGCCTAGTATAAAGCAAGTTGTCATCCAGGGTAAGTTTCAGCGGTTTATTATGCAAACTCGACCCGCTATACCGACTCTTGGTCCACTTCAAACATTTGATCGTCTCATCATTAACATTCGCTGCGATCTGAATCACACTATCGGCATTCATCGTTAGCTGCTTACCGCCCTGGATATGATTAATGTTTATCGGCTCTGGGACCGAATTCTTATTATGATGGCCCACCAGGACAAAACAGATCTTATATTCATCCGAAATCTCGCGGATTCTTTTTAATACCGGCCTAAGTTCGCTATTATCGCTGAGATTTCTCTCGGTAGACGTATACATATTATCCACGATCACAACCGCACCTCTCGAATCTGGTAGGCGGCAATAATTTTCTATGCCATCCCAACGCTCACTAAAAGCGCCGCCGTCATAGGTTTTATAGAAAAACAGGGACGTATCAACTTGCGCTACATCCTCAGCCATTTTCTGGTATTGCAGCCTAACTCTTCTGGCGTATTCTTCATCGGTCAATTCAAAGTTAAAGATCATAACCTTACGTCTAACGCCCATCTCAAAATCTAAAAATCTCTCGCCAGTAACGATACATAGCGCTAACTGCGAACACAAGATACTCTTACCACTACCCTCAGTACCCGCAAGTACAGTAATACCAGACTTTGGGAGTATAGGTTCAATAGTGAATTCGTGCTTTCCCTCGGATCTATTCATAAGCTCATCTAAGCTGATCATCCCGTTAGATGTCTCTTTTATACTGGGAATCTCTTTATTTTGTTTCTCGAGGTCCGTCGCATCCGCTCCCTCTGGCACATTGCTATAGTCTGGCTTACGCAACCGCATATCTTGCAAATCTTTCTATGAATTTCTCACTAGCTTTACGGCCAGCTTCATCGTTATCAAAGTACGGGAACAACTCCTCAAATTTATCTACCACCAGTTTGACCAGGTAATTCGGCCAGCGGGCCATTGCTCCATTGTTTAAAGTGATTGCTTGTTTTCCGCTGGATATCAAGCTCACAACATCTTTTTCGCCCTCAGCTATATATAAGGTCTTCTTTGGATCGTATTTATGGACCATATGCCACATTGGGAATATATAAGTATTCGCGTGGCCAGTAACTTGTTTCTGCTTATGCCACTTAATATTGACCAGCTTACCATCCTCATTTAAGTACGGGAATACAAATGTATTATTGCCCCAGCCAATATTCAGCCGGGTAACTGCCGTTTTATTCCAGGGCAGATCATCGACCATAGCATCATAGTTCAATAGCAGCCGGTCCTGGGCCTCGCTTACAATCTCAATATACTCTTCAGATAGCGGTTTTGGCGGCGACCATATATCCGCCTTAAACTTAGTTCGCTTTATATTAGCCAAATTTGGGATCTGTTCTCCGACCATTTTTGCAAAAGTGATCGCATTTCCCTTGGTATCGCACCCAAAGCAATGAAATAGGCCATCATCGGTAAAATAAAAACTAGGCGTCTTATCATCGTGAAACGGGCAAAGACCTACCCAATTCCCAGGCTTACTGGCTTTTTTAATCCTTAATACATATTTAGAGAATAGATTATCGAAAAACTCTGGCATTCAAGACCCAATCTCACTAGCTGGAATAATTCCCTGGAGATACCACCAACCATTGCCGTTATCTTTCAAGGTTTTATTACGTTCTCTTATATATCTTGGATCTTCGAGGCTTTTGTATGGCCAACCGTTTCTCCATCGTTTCCAGTCGTCATTCTGTAGTGTTTTGTTGCGCTTTCTTGGCATTCTTTCTAGCCCTCCTCTTGTTTGCTTTATATTCTTTAATCTTTTTTGTAGCGAGTCTTTTCATTCTTTTGCGCTGTTTTGCCTCTTTATTTGGCATCTTTACCTCTTAAAACGAATAAAGTTGTATTCGACGCCTTAGGCCAAGGCTCGCCAGTTTCAGCATCTAGCCATTTTACCCTACCTAAAGATCTTGCCTCAGCTCCAGCCTCTAATAATAAATTGATAAAAGACATTGTATTAATCGTAATAACGACCGTTTTACCTTTTTTATTTTCTTCGATAGCCTTACGTATAAAAGCTGTCGGACCTTTGCCATTTTCACTATCAGCTTTCCTAAATGGGGGATTGCAGTAAGTAACATTACCCCAATCGATCTCAGTCCCATCTACCCCCTCATATGGATAAGGACATGGATCAAAATCAAAGCCAAATTCAGCATCTAATTTTTTATATAAGTCTGGCGGTGTAATCCAATATTTTTTCCTATCTTCTTTATTTGGCATCTTCTTTTCCTGGCTCATCTGTTATAGAAAACTCAGCGCTTGCCTCGCAACTGGAGCATAATAATACTGTAACCTGGCCCTCTCCCTCGCGCCCGTACTCTTCGTAAGTAAAATCAGACTGCCAGACCATTTTCTCTCCACAAAACCAGCAAGTCATTACGCATCTTTCTTCAATTTCTCAAGCTCCATACAGCACTTAAACACATTCCATCCCCAGTCAAGCTGCTGCTTACTAACGAAATGATGCGAAAATGCGCCGGAGTTTTTATCTAGCTTGAGTATCATTGCGGATCCTATCTTAGCTTTAGGCTGCAACTCTAGATACATTTTACGGTAAGCGGCCAGTTGGCAAGTCATCTCTGGGTATATACCCTTTGATGTCTTGAAGTCTCCCAGGACCAGGGATCCATTTATCCTGGCAATAAAATCTGCGGTCCCGCCAACCTCATATTTTTCGCTTACCATTTTTAATTCTATTGCCTCATACTTGGGTTTTGTCATCTTTTCCCATTCTAAATATCCTAAAAAAGCATTCTCAGCTTTCTCAATTTGCTCCGCAGAATAATCAGCCACATCTGGCTCTTCGCCCTTGATATGACTTTCGCATAGATAATGAGCCAAGGTCCCAATCGTACCCGCCTCTTTCAATACCGCGTCTGGATCGTCGCCAGCTAGGGCAGTACGTCTAGCCCAGGCCACCAATACATTCTTATTCCAACCTAAGTTATTTAATATGGTCGTAACGCCTTTGACGCGCCGGCCATCTTTTAATCTATACGCAGTATGCGCTTTTGTTTTTGCCATCGCACATTATCGCCAGCAATCTCTTGCGCAATCGCTGACAATCCTTTCCTTGTTTAGTTCGCTCTCTAATAACTGACTTATAAACCTCCACTATCTGGTAATATCTAATTGGCTTTTTTTGCAATTTCGATCCATTTCTTTAGTGATTTTTTAAGCGCTTCATTAGCAATACGACCGATAGGCTTGTTCTTGATCGTAGCTTTGATCTTCATTGCATTATAAACATCAAGATCTAATTCGCTATTGAAACGCTTGGTCTTGCCCTTAAAAGTCTTTATAAATTCTTTATTTAGCTTAGGTCCTAACCTACGAATGAGTTTTTTCTCAGAGGCCTGGGCTTCCTCTAGATTAAGTAAAACCTTGAACTTGGCATATTTGTGTTCTTTCTCATGCGTTTTAATCCGCTGAAATATTTTAACTGAGTGGCCAATGTATATAAGACCATTATCATCGTATAAAGCATAGACTCCAATGTGTTTTTGATGACCCAGGTTCATCTCAACATCTTCATCGTATGTGTACCAGACGCCAGGCATTATTCCAAACATACTCATTACTTTCCCCAGATCTTTTCCTTAACAAGCGTTGCCATGATTCCATAGTTACTCATATCTAAAAAAGCATCTTCTAGCGGCTCATCCTCAACGGCTGGGTCGTTCTGCATTATAAGGTTTTTAGCACGCTGGATCTTGTCGTGCATACGAAACCAAATGCCAGTTAGTGATAACTGGACCTCTTCATCGGTTTCTAGCTTGGTCCCTACTGATATATTGGAAGATCCGTAGTCTTTTTGTTTTTTGCAGAATAAGCTATATTGCTCTTCTTGCAGCTTTTTAAACCTTTCGGTCATTTGTGGATATTTATTTTCCACCTCCATAATCGTATGTATTTCTTGAGATTGAGCCTCTGTGAGTTGTGAAACATCAAAACTGTATTTACCCTTTTGCTTATCTACGCTGCTCATCTATTTCCTCGCTTTCAATTTTAAATATGTTAATAAGGTCGATATTCCGCCAAGGCTTAGTATTGTATACATTAGCCCGTGTGGCTCTCCGCATAATCCCAATAAATGTTTAATCGTCTCTATCATCGTTACCTTCTAAATCATCTCTAATTTCTTCAAGCTCATCTAGCGCATTTATACAATCAATATTCGCCTGGAGCATTTCAGTCTCAAGCTGTATTAATTCTTTTTGCAACTCTAGATCTAATATTTTATCAATATTGCTCATAGTCTATGATACCATTTCCATAATCTTAGTAAGCGGCTATGTCCCATAAGTTTTAAAAACCAGGCTATCTGTTTTACTTGCGCTGGGCTGCCACCGCTTTTTAAATACCTCCAGACATAAACACAATACCATTTCATCATACATACATCCCATAATCATCAGAGTCTTTTTCCTTACGATTTTCAGCGCTGGCCGACGGCTTGGAGGAGGTTCTTTTAGAAAGCGAAACAACACCATCAACCAGCGCATCGTAAATGTAAGCGAAAAGATCTGGCAGCCAGGCCAACCCAGCGTTTATCTCCTTTTTCTTTTCGCTTTTTTCAGTTCGAGACCACATACGGTTAATTCCCGAACCTTATTTGGATTGGTTGCAAAACCGCAACGCAACTCTTGTTTGTTATCATATCCAGCAAGGGCGCATACCTTATTATTCTTTAAGGGGCATCTTTCAAACATCGTACCCAATCATCAAATGTCATTACTACAAATGTGATCCCCCGGTCCTCGCGAAACATAACCACATCGCAGTTACCCAGGCTTAACCATTTAGGAATGGTCTTGCGCCGCTTGGCTTGGATCTTTATTTTATCAGCCACAATATCTACATCAGAGGCTTGACCTAAGGACCTACCATCGGATCCCCAGGCACGCTTAACACCCTTAAATCCAGCGGCAATCAATTTCTTAACCAGCTCATTTTCATAGCCGGTTCCTTTTTGCTTACTATTGGCCATAGACTTATCCCAATCTTGTTGCAGCTTTTGTATTTCTTCTTTAGATCTATTCTCTAGCTTAGAACGGCAAATCTTCGTCGGATACTGGTCCGTCTTTTTTACTTGCATCAAAACTGACCTCCTTTTGCTCTTGTTTTGGCTTGGCAAAGGTTACTGAGTCTCCACTATTCTTTTCTGCTATCTGGACCTCATTAAGATATATGCTGATTGATTGCTTGCCTTGCCTGTCCCACACTTTTGGCCTAACAGCTAGATTAACCACATCTCCGCCGTAGGGATTATCCATTGTTCTTTGGCCTTGCATATCAAATACATCTGGGAAGCGCTCTACGCCATCTCTATAATAAATAGCGTTTTTAAATACTATATAATCTGGTCCATCTTTTAATTGACAACTTTTTATCTTATCGCCTACTTGTTTTTTAAGACCATTAACTGTTTCAACGCCAGATTGCTTAACAACCTCTTTAATCATTTTTTCTAGCTCATTATTACATTCCACTAGCACACTATGGCCAGATTCGTATACCAAGTCTGGTTTTTGTATGTGCGAAAATTTAACGGTTAGATTGTTAAATGTCATTGTAGTGAACTTGACGGGCGATTTCATATTACCCGACTTTTTATTTACGGCCATAATAGACTCCTATTGTTTATAAATACTGCTATTAACATTATTATTATTATTATCTCTATAAAATATTCTTTGATATACCAAATAAGATCTTTCAATCGATTACCTCATAAGGAATATTTAAGGTATCGAGCTTGCGACAAGTCTCAGTTATTAAATTATACCTATGTAATGTGTCTTTTGTTTTAATGGTAAATGACGTTGTAAATACGCCATTTTTAAGAGCCGAGTCGCCAGGCAAAGAGGAGCCACCTAACGACTCGACGTAGGAAAGAAATTCTTTTTTATTAAGTTTTTCGCTATCGCTTATTAGAATTTTGCTCATTTTGGTATGTGGATTCCATTTTTCTTTTTTCTATCTTTTGCTTACGCTTTATAAGCTGGTGATTGTTTAATCTTTTTTTATATGACTTAATTTTAGACTTCATTTAGTCCTTATCTGCTCGAGGTTGTCTATACTGCTTTTTAAAATTCGTGTCCGCCCGCCAATTCTTTTTACTCTTAAATCTGGATTTTTACGACTCGATAATATCCGCTTTATCGTACTGCGCGATACCGATAGGTATGTTGCAGTTTCAACAATACTTAACCAGGAATCTTTTAACAAAAAAGTTCCTCGCGTGTTACATTGATGTTAAATCTTTGAAACACAAATAATATACGGTCAGCCTGGCTCTCTTGTAGTCTACGTTTTCCAGTTGTAATCTGGTGTAATAATGGATAGGTTATATTTGACTCTCGAGAAAGCCAGGCGAGATTTCTTTGAACGTCAGATCTATTTAACACCTTTTTAATCTTATTTTGTGGTGTAATTGGTGTGTCTAGTTTGGGGCGTCCCATAAATAATTGTTCCTTATTTTGTTGCATATTATAAAGCCAATGAAACATTTAAAGCAATAAGTTTTCTTACTTTTTTTATTTATGTTGCTTAATTGTTACATAAAATGTAACTTTAAGTAATATATTTTATTAACACAACGGAGGATGGCACTATGACACAATTATCTCGTAAGGAATTAGCTGAAATTATTATTAATGGCGAAGAATGGTCAGATCAAGACTGGACCAATACTACCGGTATATCGCGCCAAACATTTTGGAGAATGCGTACTAATAAAATTAAAGGTGTCGAATCTAAAACAATAGAATTAATGGCTCGCGCAAGCGGTCGTAAGGTCATATGGAAAGATCACTCAAAAACTCTTGGAAAATTAGATACAAACAATAAACATATGGAGGAAAACTTGACAGACGTAGAACATACCTTGCTATTATATCGCGAAACGATACAGTTGCAAAAAGAAAAAATAAAAACCCTCGAAACTAAACTAAGTAATATCGTAAATGATTATGCTTCTGGTTTAGATGTTTTACTGCATAAGGAAATACTTAAACTAAGTAAGTCAAAGGAGAAAGATTAATGGCTAAGATTATAAATAAAAAACCTGGTAATAAATATGTCATACAATATATACCTCAAGGGTTTAAAACCATTTACAAAAATCCATACAGACGTATTACGGTTATTGGCAAAACTAAAGCTGATCGTACTGTGGCGGATCTTACTGCCATAGAAGTAATCGATAAAAATGAGCGCAGATTAGGTAGGACAGATATTGCAGAGATAGCTAAAGAAATTAGCATTGGAGAATTGTTTACATTTTTTGAAGACCAAGTAATGCCCTGGTGCGATTACGCTAAAAGAACGGAAGAACGCTACACTCGTATAATGAACAAATTAGTTAATGACTTTGGATCTCAATTCTTATTTAAGAATATTACCTATAAACTAATTCTTTCTAATTATGCTACAGGAAAGCGTAACCAATGTATTACAATGATTAAGTGCATAAATCACATTGGAGCTATAGGCCGCCAGGCAATCGCTGGGCAGCTTGAGATAGCATTAAACGGCTATAAGATAAGTTCGCACCCGATCAAGACGCCTAAGATAATTAAGGGAAATAAAAACCCATTAAGTATTGAACAGTTGGAAGAAATCTATGCTAACCCAGATATTAATGATCTGACTAAAGATATTATGCGACTTTATATTATTACAGGCTGCCGGGTATCTGAATTAACGCGTCCATATTTTGAATGGAGTCAGATTGATAATCTCAATGGCATTGCTTTCATACGCAACAAGGGTAATAAGAAAGAACACTCTACTATGCTTGAAATACCCTGGTTAGACCAGCATCAGCAACTACTAGAGCGTATTGCAGCATACTATAAACCCTGGCATCAACTGGCAAGCCATTATCCAATTCCGATTACCAGTCAAAATGTTTATGACCGCATACGAACTGCAAGTAAGATTAGTGGTTATCATTTTACGCCACACGACCTAAGAGATACTGGTGCTACTTTAATTCTTAGATCTACTGGAAATATTTATGCCGCTAAAGAATTTTGTGGCCATAAAAGCGTACGCGATACAGAAGAGTCTTATGCTGACTATAATATCTATGATAAAAAGAACGCTACAAGTAAACTCTTAAATCACTTAGGGTCATTATTATAGCATCGGTATTAAAATCGGTAGTTTTTAGGACCCATTAGGACCCATTAGGAGCTTAGTTAGATTATTAATTAACTAAATCTGGCTATCTAAATAATTGATATATCTTAATATTGCTAGACTTAAAGCAATAGTGCGGAGGGGGAGGGATTCGAACCCCCGATTCTTAGTGTTCTCTTCGTGAAGAAATCCCATCGGTAGTAATATTGGTAGTGTTTTTGTATTTTAAAATACTTTCCTCGGTAGGTTATTTAAATAATAATTAACAATGAGCCAGAATGACCCGTTCTGATTAATTTATGAAAGTTGCTCAGTTAGCTGTATTGTGGTACTATATACACCATATGCTATTTCATTAAACCTTAATGAATCATCGCTCATTCTAACATAATTATAAGAAGATCCATCGTAATATAAAAACTTATAATGTGCGCCATCGACTGCATCTCGCATAGTCTCTAGGTTAGTCTTGTAGCTGCTGTTTATATGCTCTAATGAAAAATTCCAGAATTTCTTACTGCCGTGCCTTTGATTGGAAAACTCATTACCACCATAACTACTTATTAGATCATTGCCATAGTTAGCCCCCTCCTGGCCCGATAGCGTTACGTTAGTTAGGTCAAGTTTATTGCCGATTATAGCTTCTGTGATTGTGCTTTGAGTTGCTACATTAGAATATAGGTAAAAATAGCGCTGTGTTGCGGCGCTACCGCCAGAGGTATTTGATAACCCAGTTTTAACATTCCACCCCACAGTAAGATCTGCATAGCTAGTTCCAGTTATAAAATTAGCATCGCCACTACCAAAAGCTCCGCTCGCAGCGCTACTGCTATTAAAAAAATGCACATCGTTACTATTTGCTGCATTAGAATAAACGGCAACTGCATCAATAGCTGTTATTGTTCCGCCCATATCAAATTGAACCGCATCATATTGAGGCATACTTGCAGCGGTCGAAATAGAAACATCAGTTAGTCTAGTTTCGTTTGTTACATTTGCACTAGCAGCAAAGTCATTAGTGCCACCAGTACGATCGCCTCCTACTGGATCTGCTGAATAAAGTTTTGCGTTTGGATAGATAAAATATTTGGCCATTAGGATACCTCAGTACATTTTAGTTCAAGACTATTGGGTGTTTTTGATAATTCGTTTATTATAAAGTAATCACTTGACGACAGGGAAGATCCATACGCTTTTATAGCAGAGGGAAAGTTTGTAAAGTTTACTATATCTCCTATTTCTAAATCCAAGTATTTTGGTCTAGTTATCATAAAGGATAGCACATTCTTTCTATCCTTGAACCAGTCTAAGTAAGAATCTCCAAGATTTTGTGCCGTAGTTGTATCTTGAATACAATCAGCATCAAGTTTTAATTTTTGCGCCCTAGATGATGCAGAATACTTAGCTTTACTTGTTGAGTCGGATGAAGTGTCGCTTAATAAAGTTTGCTCTGTTCCATAATCATATCGGTAATTTATTTCAATGTCATTTCTAACTGAATTTATATTTGTCCTATTGAAAGACTTAAAAACACAATCTTCAAAATCTATAGTTTTATTTGCGCTAGAATAAGAAGCTGCTCGTAAGCGTTGCCGTAAAGTCGCTTTACCAGACCCATCAAAGAAAAAATATAAACCACATTGCTTACATATTTTCTGTATTAAGCTAATACCATCCATATATTTGTATTGAGAAAAAGCAAACTTTACATCAGAAACCGAATCGTTTAAAGCAGTACCAAGCGTACCATTAGTTGTATTACCTATAGTATCAAATGTAGTATAGTCTATATCGCTATCACCTAATCCCATCTCTGATCGTAAAATATCTTCAATGATATAAACTGGATTTTCTATTAAGTCATTTTGATTATAACCATTATTTCTTGAATTGGCATCGACCCAGCTTCCATATTTTCTACCTTTTGCTGCGATATATAAAAGATTAACCTCTTTAGGTGCAGTCTCATCAGAGTGCGTTATAATTCTATGTGTTTGTAAGATTGTTTCTACGGTGTCATCCCTACGGCCATCAAAAGCATCTTTTACACTAATTTGTATTTCGTGTTCTTTTGTTAAATACTCTACTGTATTTACAACCTTACCAAAACCTTGTTCTAGTTTATACTCAATCTCGATAGCTGCATCTTTAATTCTAAGTATTTGACCGTTATCGCTCGTTTGATCATTTAACGTAATAGTTACCTGGCTTTCTAAATTCCAGTTCTCTTTATTTGCATCAGAAATTGATGATGTAAAATCAAGTTCTGTAACTACATACGCATTGGTATCGTTCCAGGTCCAACTTAAAGCTCCACCTAGCGCAGAGACTCCATGCGCTGTACTAGGCTCACTTCCATCCATCTCCCAATAAAATATAAGTTTTACATTAGATATTTCACCTAGTTTAGCAAATTTTGGAATACCAAAGTTTAAAGTATCAAGATAGCTATTGCTTGACTTTGTTTGCATTGTCGCAATGGCGGTTGAATCATAATTCATTAAGGATCTCTATCTACAGCAGCCTGCTGGCCAGTTAAAGGTTTATACGCAAAAAATGTTCTACCACTAAACTTAACGACAGGTGTTCCAGATGTAACACTTACATTAGAGCTTTCACAGGCTGAGTATATACCATCATTATAATGATACAGGTTTTTTGCATAAAGTGTATGTAACGCTACGCTATCGGGTCTTAATTCCACTTTAGAGTCGGATTGATTAAACTCATCTACAACAATCGCTGGAACTTTTACTTGTGATACATATTGATCTAATGGAGATGGTAAGGAGCTATCTATGCTAAAATCTCCATAAAGGCATGGTATTGCAATGCCTCTATTTTTTTCTGGTGCATTTTGAAAAGCTCCTTGCGTAATACCAGTATTCGGCACTTCTGCATTCATTTTTGAGCTTTTTGCTTGCAATCTTAACGTCATACTTTTATCATTATAAGAAAAATCACCACTTATAATACCTGTCGCGATCATCTCTGTGTCAGAGTCGGATAAGGTATCGTCATTAACGTATAATTCCCATTTTCTATTTTCATAGTTATTTGAGCTTAATAAATCGCTAAATCTTTGTACATCGCAAGACTTTTCAGTATTAACCATCTTTACATTCCAAGTTCTTTGACTTGCAGTAAAATTATCTACACTTAATGTAAAATTTAATTTTCCCCAGTCTTGCACAATTCCATGATAATGTACACTTGAGATAGTTCTGTCTCGATCAGAGACTCCTGTAAAATTACTTTCATCTCCATAGTATAATTTTAAATACCAAAAGGATTGATTTGAGTCTCGGTCAAATCTATTGGTCATATTGGTGTTAAAACTAAGCAATCCTTACTCCGCTTCTGTTAATTGCTGGTATCAGCTCATTGCGGACATAATCTTCTTGAACTACGCCGCCGTGTATATGCACATTAACATTGCTTTGCGCTTGGCCAGTTTTATTCATTGCTACAAGCGTATCTAAACCAATAGACTTAGCAGAGTCTTTATTAATTATAAACTCTCCAGCCTGGGCCAATATTGGAACATTATCTCTACCTCGAACCGTGCCACCGCGTGCAAAGGTTTGAACGCCTTTATTGGTTATGCTCCCCCCTTTATGACCGATAACAGATCCTAAAAGACTAAAGCCCATACTTGATGCACTAGCCGCGCCGCCGGTTATCATATTCAATATCATATACGATACAGCTTCGGCTGCCATTTGAGCTGCGATGGCTTTTAATGAATTAACAACTGCCGGTCCTAATGCTTGACCCTCGACAACTGCTTTCCCTATATTATCAGAGAATTGTTTAAATGCGGCAGCCGTTTTTAGAGCAGCATCTTGCTGAGATTTTAAACCTCTAAGCATATCGTCAAATCCAGCTTGCGCTGATTCTATTCTAGCTTCCTCTGCTTCTTCCATTTCTTTTCTAAGAGCCTCAATCTCAGATTGAGCCGCTAAAAACGATGCACGCCTATTATCTTCGTGTTTTATCCTAGCATCATTCATTTGCTTCTCAAGAGCCATTAACTCTTCAGCTCGCTTGATTTGCTCTCCAAATTGTTTGTCGCCAAACATTTTATCTGGATCTACGCCAGCATCTAAATTTTTAGCTAGCTTTTCAAGCTCTTCCATAGATTTATTTAAATCTTTTAATTCACCCTCAAACTCTTCACCCTTATCCTTGGTAAATATAAATTTAGTTGCTAGTTCTCCAAGCGCAATAACTGCAAGACCATAACCAGATTTTATTAAAGCTGCTCTTGTTTTAAGGATAGCTAAACTAGCTAATATGGCCTGTCTTTTTGTATAAGCAAACGCTAAACCAACGGCGGTAATTGCTAAAGCATAACCTTTAACACGTTCGACTTTAGTAAACTCTACCATTAATTTAGCAAGTGGTATTAGAGCCTCTCCAATTTCTTTACCAAGGACTTTAAAATTTGCTTGTAAAGCTCTAACCTGGTTAGCGAATTCGTGCTGCGTATTAGCATAATCGCCTATTGCATCGCCAGCTCCATTAATAATTAAAGCTGTTCTGGCTATTACTTTTTGCTGAGAAGTAAGACCTCCACTTGCATTCTTTATACCTAAACGCATAGCTGCCAGCTTGACCTCAGCCTCAGTTATTGATATACCGTATTTTCTTACTGCTTCGTGATTACCTACGATTGCTGAAGTAAATGCCTGGGAAACTTCAGCGCTAGATGCGTTTTTGAATGACTGAACATCAAACGCTAATTGTGTTAATGTTTCAGATAAAGTTTGAGCCTCTTTCCTGGAAAACCCTAAAGGCACAAAGGTATCTTGTAAGGCGGCCATTAAAGCAATTACATCATCTTCCGCCTTATCAAATGCGACTGATAATGTTCTTGCAAAGTTTAAGGCTGCATCAGACTGCTCTCCAAAAACTACCTTAAATTGATTTAATGTTTCTTGTCCATCAGAGGCAAGTTTAATGAACTTACCTAAAACTCTTGAGGCACCAGTTAAGGCAAACGTATATAAAAGTAAATTATTTCTAACTAACGCAATCTGCTTACGAAATTCATTAGTCTGTCGCCCGGCTCTTTGACTACGATTGCCGTAGTTTTTCATCGCATCGTCAGAGCGTTTTAGGTCAGTATTTAACTTCTCAAAACCTTTAGCTTTAACTTCAATTACAAATTTATTTGCCATTACTTAATTCCCTTTGTCTTTTTTCACACGCATTCATCTCCTCACTAATAATGCGAAAGATGTCAAGAGTGTGCGCATCGGCTTCTGGTAGGCTTTGAGCGATGGGAATATTGAATTTTGTCATATAAAAATACTCTAGTATATAAAACTCAATATCTTGGTCGTGAAATATTTTAGGATTACAGAAGAATGATAGATTATAATAGACATTCTGGCCGGGCGTAAATTTCCCACGCTTGTCCTCAAGTAAGATCCGGTCTATCTCTTCCCAGATCTCTTTCTTATCAAAAGTGATTATTTTTGAAAGCGTTGGACTTTGGGCCTGGTAGGATTCAAACTGGACGGGATATAAACTGTTTCCCCAGCCGAAAAAATTACACCAGGTTGCAATTCTTATTTTGAGGGCTTTTTTTCAGATATACCCTTATAATGAAAGTAAAATTTATTTAGGATTTCATCAATTTGACCATCATCAAGATCTTTTAGTTTTTCTTCTGGATCTTCAAATGCTTTTTCCATAACCCAATTTAGTAAGTTAAAATAGGCATCTTGGTCTATTTTTTCATCCCAGTACACTTTCATCTCTAAGCGGTGTAGTTCTCTACGGTCCGCAAAGCTAATAGGGCGAATATCAAAATCGCCGTGATCTGTTTTTACCATTTATTCCATATTGATTAATAATGAATAGCGAATAGCGCATTTGTGCCGCTAGCAACAAATTTCGTACTCACATCTAGCATCATCGCATTGGCCTCATTATAAGAGAGGCTAGTGATCTTACCATATCCGGCCTCAAAACCGAATGTAGTGGATCCATTGCTTAAAGCATCGTGGGTACACATAAAAGCGCCAGCGTTTGCGCCAGTATTCATTGAATTCATTAACCCGCCAGTATTAACGTCATATTTGACCGTTGCATCTAGCGTAACTGAGATCTCTGGAATTGCCCGGACGATAGCGTCGGGATTACCATTTGCATCATTTTGACCAACAAACTCAGATGGGTTTTCGATATTCAATGAAAAACTTTGTACGACTGGATCGTCGCATCCAGCTATTTTTTTAGCATCGCCACTTGATAGGGTTGCTAAAGAATAAAATGTAGTGCCATATGCGGATACCGTTGGAGCTGCTTGATTAAAAGCTGCGGCATATCCGGTACGGGCGGTAGCGGTAAATTTAAGCCGGCCGGACTCATCGCCCATATCACCTGTAATTGTAAGGGAAGAAATAACGCAGCCTTTAAATACCATATTCTGGTTATTGCCAGTAGTTGGGTTCAATACTGCGATTGTGATCGTATCTGCGATCGTAATAGAAGAGTTATCGCCAGTTTCTAATTCTGGTGGAGTGTAATTATAAGGTATCGTAACTACATTTGAGGAGTCTTCAAGACCAATGCAGTTTTGAAGAAGTAAAGCTGCAACGTCGCTAGAGAATACACCAGAAAAAGTAATTTCTTTTACTGTGCCTTTGCTGTCGATAAAAGCATCGTCTACATCTGCAACTCGACCGCTGGACCCGCTACGCGCTTCAATCACTTGGGTTAAATTAAATCCTGGCATCTCTACGCTATCGACATTAACGCGGGTCATGCCACTTGTTATTGCTGTACCGATCGTTGTTTCGGCTTGTATAGCTAGGCCAAACTCTTTTGGACTATATGCTGCACCATCTAAAGCCATTATTCAGACTCCTTTTTACTGCTACTTTTATTTGTTTTTTCTAAATACTCTTTGGCCAATTTTGGGACCTCTTTAAGTTCGACTGTCTCGCCTCTGTTTAAAGCCTCCCAATCTTCGCGATCTAGGCCCTTATAACCGTTCCATTGTGGAATGAATTTATTTGATTTATAACTTGCCATCATTTATACCTTATTAGTTTACGCGTATAATTCTTCGACTAAACATTTAAAATCTGCTGTAGCCGTAAGATAGTTCGGTCTTTCACTTTCTGGATCATAGTTTACAGATTCTAATCTTGCATTATGCCAATCATATGTCAATGCTGCTGGGTAGACCGCAAACGCCTTGCCATCCGATGTTAAAAAGAAATCATCTTGGCTTGTGATCAACAATGGTCTCTTTGCGATCAGAACATCCTCTCCATCGCTCGTCAAGAAGTTTTCACCATCGCTGGTTACATAATACAAGAACAACTCAATACTGGCCGTTGCACGCCTAAGAATCTCTTTTAAACGCTCAATCGTATTGACGCGACCATCTAGACTACCTCTTTTTGTATATCTACCAACTTTTCTTTCAGTATATTGAATTTCAATCGTGTATTCTCTAATAGCCCCCTCGGTCCTTATATCAACAATCTCATCTTCTATTGGAGTTAGTTTGAAATAAGTATTTCCATTATAGCTATCATCGTAGCGTATGGGTTTTTTCCTAAATTCTTGAGCAATGATTGAGGTAAGATTCTCAAGTACGCTTTTATTGGTGGTTTTATTATAATCGATCATACTAATACATTACAGTTGAATAAGAGATCCGCGACCTGGTACGCCTGTTCTTTATCCTCTAATTCTGGCTGATAGTTTACCCTGGTAATAACTCCATCATTCCAGGCATAAGTACCGCTTGGCCTGTAGTTAGAATTATTACCAATTAAACGCTTAATACGGTCGATATAATTGATAAGCTGCGTAAGGCTTCGCTCTTTATTATAAGGGCCAGGAGTACGCCTATAAACGCGTAATAATAGGCCATATGTACGCAACTGGTCTTCGGTGGTTGGTTTATCTAATAAATCTTGTACTGGAATGACCCTAATAAAGAAATTTCCTCTATGCTTAAAATCTTGATCGTAATGAATTGGAATTTTGCCAAACTCAGATTTGAGTAGGCTTTCAAATGGATCTAATACGTTATCCTTGAGTACGCTTGTATATATCGAGGCCACATTCTACTTGCGCTTTTTTACGCGCACCTTTTTCCTTTTAGATCTTCTTTTTTTCTTACCGTATGTTCCTTTTCCCCAAGGCATAGTTATCTCCTCATTATCTGGCCGGATCTTACTTCGCCGTGTTCTTCTGGCTGACCGACCACAATTATACTGTATTCATCATTTAGTGTATACACACCCTCACTAAAGCGGATATAGACATTGTAAGCCATTGGCTGGTAATCTCCATTGATAATTTCATCATCTACTGCGGTATTCATTGCCAGGCCATCGCTGTTTTTAGTATAAACAGAATATTTTACACCGCTAGAACTAGCAGCAGTAAAAGTTCCCGCTGTAGTTATCTTGACGCGTACGTCATCATAATCCACATTTGGTAATCCGCTACTCTTTGTATCTGCGATATACCCGGTACTAGAACCATTGACCGCAACTGGGACCACACGGCCCTCATTTAATTCATTGGTTGCTTCGTGCCATAAGGCGTAAGCGCCTTGTTTAAGGCGGTCCAGCATTCCATCGCCATCTGGTGAAATATAGCGCTCATAGATCTCTTGTGCTTTATCTGGATCCTGGCTGGATATTAAAGCGGCGCACGCCAGGCCAGCATTGGCATTGATCAATACAAAATCATAATCACGACTTGCTGCGCCTTGGTCCTCCGCTTTTGTACGCTTAAAGATAGGTCTATTGATATAAGATCTAATATGGTCCGCTTGCTCATTAACTACACGCGTTTTAACTGTGGCCCAATCTTCAGCAGCCTCATAAACCAGATTATCGGGATCTACCGCTGAATAAATATATAAAGCGTCTTTATCGGAATCAAAATAAGCCTCATCAGCGGCATTTACATCGCTTAGAGACGAACACATCGTTAGTTCTTTTCCCTCGGAGTAAGCCTGGCTAATATAGCCAACATTAAATGCAACATACACCGAACCCGAATGAGTTTGAAAGTTTTGAATAAGTCTTTTCCTATCATAGCTGTCGATATTGCTTTCAATTCCCTGGAGATCTGTGGTCGCATTACAAAATGCCTCAAGTCTAGTTGCCATTACGCTAATCCACTTTGTTCGTTACTAAAATCATTTGCTGAACTAACCTCTTCAAACGCAACTACTATATCTGGTATTCTTAGATTATCAATCATACTTACTAGATTAGCAATCTTCCTAGCACCGTCGATAGTAACTTCTGAATCAATATCAATCTTTAAACTTCTATTTAAATGTTTGATGGCTTTCAATTCATCCATCATACTCTGCATTTGTTCGGCTAACGTCATTATAAATACCTCATTCGACTACTTAATCCATTTGGTAACTTGCTCGACAAACTCCTCTGGATCTCCTTTGCCATCAGCAGAATTATAAAATTCTTTCCAATAGCTCGCCATACCATCAATCGTATTTGGCATTCTTTTAGGTACGCGCCAATACTTAATCCTACAATGGACAATGCCGGCTGCAATGTTTTTCTCTAATATGTTGGACCATAGATCCAGGTCATACGTCTGCCAATGCTTTATATCCACCATACTCGCTTTTGCGCATTTTTGCATTAGTGATTTTCTATGGGAAAGAAAGTGTTGGCAGTTATCTACAGCAGTCGCAGGCTCTACCTGGTGGAACGACGCGGCGGGACCAGAGTTAAGTTGCTTGATATATTCATAACGGCTTTCAATAATACCAGTAGCCAGGACCAGATCTACGGCCTCTTTCTTGGCGTATTTAGATCCCATCTCTTCGCAAACACGCTCAATGAGAGATCTCATTTGAGATATGCTGACCATCTAGAAGTTTTTTTCAATAAACGGCTTTACTGTTTCTTCCCAGACTACATCATCATCTGAATTCTTACTAGAAGAAACGGCCCAGTCTCCAATTTTAATTAAGAGACCTTTCATACCGTGCTTTTTAACTAGATTTCTTACTAATCTTTTAAGCATATTATTTCCCTATTGCTTTCTTGATGCTATTCCATACTATGTCTAGTACAATATCATCTTTGTCTGTAGGGCTTAGTTTCACCAGTTTTTCGCAAATCATAAATCCTAGTAAAAACCATTCCCAATGTGTTGTAAAAAATTCCATAATTAACTAACTCCTTTTAACCAGGCAAAAAGACTACTAAAAACAAATGTGATTGTAGCTAGTATTCCAGCAAACCAAGATTGTTTATTCTCTAAAGCTCGCACTCTGCCGTTTTGTGCTTTTATATCTACTCTAATTTCTTTTGTAACCTCAAAATGAGCCTGGTGCTTTTCTTCCAGCCTTGTTAAGCGGTCAAGCATTTCATCGCGATACGCTTCTAATTTCATTTTGTGGACTTTCTACGCTGCTTAGAACCGCGACCGTTGCCAAGTTTTGCCTCAATATAATTTAATTGATCTGTAAGTTCGTCATTTAACTCTGCAAACTTTTCAATCATTAAATTCTTAGAATCAATAAGCTTTATAATGATTTGATGTAAGTCATCAATCTTTTTATTTAACTCAGATGTCATCCATTTAAATGTCATCCATAATATTCCCGCTGCTAATCCTGCAAATCCTACTTCGGTCCAATTTTCCACTATATCTCTCTTTTAAATTTTTGAGGGGGGACGGTCCCCCTCTAGGTTGTTATGCTTCAGCTTTTGGTTCTTCCAAGCTGTTCTTTAAGCTCGAAACGAAACTCTGTCTACCCATTTCCATCTGCTGTAGATTGAACTTTGCGTTGTCAATCTTGCGATTAAGGTCATTGATATGAGCGACCATTACCTTTTCTTCGTCTTTCATATCATTGATCTTATACTCTTTTTCATCGAGTACAAGAGTTGGTTCGTTTTGTTTCTCTTTTTTAGCCATTTTAGACTCCTGTTTATCGTTATTTGAAAATGTTTACTTTTTCCATTAGAGTTTTATTTTTTTCCTCTAATTCTCTTGTGCGCTTCGTTTCTATTGCGCTAATGCGACTATTTAGGTCGCTTAAATCTTTTTCAATTATTTCTATATGTCTTTGGTTATCTGCCATACGCTTCTGGGCTTGGTAATAACTGCCGACAATAATTGTAACCAGCACCACAATCTGCACGAGCCATTTAATATTAATCGTGATAGCAAGGTCATCATTCAGGTTTGCCATCTATATTAAACTCCGTTGTGTCTGGTGGTAATTCTGTTTTAATTCCAATTCTTTCTTCAAACTTATTTACAGCAGGCTCTAGCGTGCCTTTTGCATCCGCAATTACAATCACAATCGCAGTCGCGCATAATGTATAAAACCATGTCATTTCTTTCCATCTCTTAATCTCATAATCTCTTCTTCAATTCTTCTAATTTTTTCATCTTGTCTAACATCACTTGGTATTGGTAAGTCTTGCATCGCTTTCATTTCTTCAATAGAGGTCTCATTCCCTTGCGCTTGATGCTCTAAAAAACTAATTCTAGTATTTAGTTGTCCATAGCCCCAGACCATTGCAGAAATAAAACCCACCGCTTGTATTAACATCGGAAGACTAATATTGAAACTAGAATTTTCTCCTATAGGTTGCTTATTTGTCATAATAACACATAAAATAAATAGCAGTCGCAAACACACAGAGTGCTATTGCCTGTAAAGCTATTTCATTCATTTTTTGGTCTTGGTCTTGGCTTTGGCTTTTTATTAATAACAATACTTTTAGTATAAACAGGTTTTATATGCGGTCTTGTTTCCCAATATCTATAATCATCTGTATTCCAGCCAATCGCTATTGCATTTGGATAATATCTATGTGCAAAAGCATCTGATCTATACACCTTGATCACCCTGCCACTATCAGAATAAGTTATAACCTCAGATGGTACAGGTTCACCCATATCGCCACTAAGAGCATATCCTAAAATCAATCCTAGCATAAACTGTATCATCAATTACTACCGTTGTTTATGCGTTGAGCATCTATATAAATTTTATTAAAATCCATTGCAGTAGAATCAAGCTGTAGCTGAATCAGTTTAAATAAGCTATCCACTTCAAATGCGTTTCTTGTTACCTCTGCATTTAATTCATCTCTGGTTTTACCAAAGTAAAATTCATCTGCACA